TTTCGGTCAGTAATTTTATTAATCAACAGGAGAACGCAAATGAGAAACTTTTTATCTTTCAAACAAGTGCAATCGTTAGTAGCAACTGTCGGACACAAGCGTACAGTTATCGTAGAGGGTGAGAATGGCATTGGTAAGACTGCACTATTCCATGCGCTCAAATCTTTACCTCAGTTCGCCAATCACATTGCAGTCGATCCTATTGATTGCACTCAGCTATCCGATGGTAGCGTGTGGATGCCTGACCTTGATCGTGAAAGCGGTGTCTCACGTGAGTTACCCAATGAACGCTTCGGTGTATCTAAGTTCAATCAAAAGGGTATCAATGGTGCGAAGCCGATACTGATTGCGCTCGATGAGATTGCTAAAGCACCGCAGTTTATTAAGAACGTACTCGCACCGATCATCTACGAGAGACGTGTTGGTAACTATCATTTGCCCGAGGGTAGTGTGGTTGTATGCTTCACCAACCTTGCAGTTGAGGGACTAGGCGATTCTATTCAGGCACACTTGCGTAATCGTTTGACGTTCGTCAAGATGCGTAAACCTACAGTAGATGAGTGGATCAATGACTATGCGGTATCAGCGGGTGTCAATCCAAATGTGTTGGCATTCGTGCACAACTTCCCAATGGTGTTCGATTCGTTTTTAGATTATGAGAAAGGTGGTAAATATGAGGGTAAAGATCTCTCTCGTGACAATGGTTATATTTTTAATCCTAGAAGTACTGCGGTTGCCTATGCTACTCCTCGCTCTCTTGTTGCGTCTAGTGATATTCTTAATGCGGGAGATGGGGTACTGGACGATGACACTCTTGAGTCTGCTCTTGTGGGGACTGTTGGTGCAACTACTGCTGAGGCTCTAGGTTCATTCATTAGATTCGGACGAGACATTTGCTCACTTGATCGTGTGATTGCTGACCCTGAGAACGCACCGCTATCTGACAACCCGACCGCTCAGTTGGTGCAAGTGTTCCAGTTCGTATCACGTGTTGATAAGCGTGAGGATGCCGAGCAAGTTGTTAAGTATGTGTGGAGGATGAAAGCTGAGATGCAGTCTATCTTTGTAAATACTGTAGCGCAGTCCCAACGTGTGGCAGTCTATGCCACGCTGACTGAGTTCGGTAACATGTTGAGTGCACACAAAATCTTTTTTAGTACCAAGTAAACACGGGAGGAACTATGAGCTTTGATAAATTAACACCACAACAAAAAGTGCAGAAAGCTAATATCGACTGTATGCGACATCCCAAGTTCGCATTGTTATCAGGTGTGATCTGCATGGGTAAGTCTGAAGTGCGTGATGATGTACCAACTGCAATGGCTGACGGCAAGAACAAGTTCTATGGGACTGAGTTCATATCTGACTTCACGCTTAAGCAGTTGCGGTATTTGGTATTGCATGAGAACTTCCACATTGCGCTGAAGCATTGCGTGTTGCCGATGTATCACGAGTTGCAAAAGAAGTTTGGGAAGCCTATCAATAACATTGCAATGGACTACTGTGTTAACAGTTTGATTGAAGAGATCGATCCTGACTTCAAGTTTGTTGAACGTCCGACTAAGGTAGCTCCACTCGTGGATGATAACTTCAAGGGTATGTCTTACACGCAGATACTGCAAGAGCTACTCAAGAATGCTAAGTTTGTTGACGTGCAAACACTTGATGAACACGGGGACTTTGAGGAGGGTGAGGGCGATGCCCAAGGCGATGGTGGGAAAACTGAGCTTATTCGTCAGATCGATGATGCCAATCGTCAAGGCGAGATGCTAGTGCGTAAGATGGCGGGGGATGGTGCGGGTGGTCGTGACATTCTTGAGACTGCACGTGAACGTCAGACAGATTGGAGAGAAGCATTACGTGAGTTCATTCAGACCATCTCAACAGGTGATGAGAACTCTAGGTTCTGTCCTCCCAACAAACGTATGTTGGCAAGTGGGTTCGTGATGCCGTCTCACTTTACTGAGTCGATGGGTGAGTTGATCATTGCGTGTGACACATCAGGTTCAATGCATCCTTACTACAGTCTTGTGTTCGGTGAGATTGCTAAGATATGCGCTGACGTTAAGCCCGAGTCTGTACGTGTAGTATGGTGGGATACAGAGGTGTGCGGTGATCAGGAGTTCAAACCCCATGAGTACGATAACATTGCAACGCTGATGTCTCCCAAGGGCGGTGGCGGTACAACACCAACATGTGTGACTGAGTACATTGCAGAGAACAAGATCAATACCAATGCGCTCTTATGGTTGTCTGATGGGTATTTGTTCTGTGAAGACCCGCCAACCCCATGTCCCTCATTGTGGGGTATCGTGGACAATACCGAGTTCGTACCACAACACGGCAAGGTAGTAAGGATTCAATCATGATGCGACTTATACCCGTAAGTATCTGTAAGAGATACATGTCCGAGCTAGGACGTGAGATCAGCGAGATGCTAGAGACTAGCCCTTGGATAATGGATGAGTATCACCTCATACATGAAGCGTCAGGCATAAAGTTTTGGGTAGCAAATGGGTATGAACATTTCAAACTAAAAGACGTTAGTGGCATGCTACTGTCCGAGTCGAGGTTTAACAGACTGTTGAACGCGTGGGATTATCGTGTGCTGTGGGAACAGTACGGCGCGCTGTGTACGCGGACTGCCAATCGTAAACTGCAAAGCCATCACAATGAAGTTATCAACCGAATTAGATTAGCAAAAATAAAGGAGAGCAAGATATGACAACAAGATATAACTTAGATACATGTGCAATGTTAGTAGAGTTCAACGCAAGTGTGTGGACTGCAAGGAAATTAGACAGGGGTGTGACCGATGAGGTTGTGTCCAATAAGAATGCGGGAGCTAAAGATTCCGCTCGTGTGAATAAGAACCTGTTGGCGGGTCGTGATGAGTTGGCTGACATTGTGCAGTTCGTTGGTAAGATTCGCCAGTTTGTTTATGACAACACGTTGCCGTGGAGTGACTCAGGTCTGCGTATGTTACCGACTGTTAACTTTGCTAAGTTCTGTGAGAAGATGTCGGACTTTGAGACTGACTTCACTAAACTTGTGCAAGACTTTGTATACATATATCCTACGCTCATTACGGCTCAAGCTATGGCACTCGGGGATATGTTCAAGCGTGATGACTATCCAACCGCCAATGAGATCATGACCAAGTTCGCATTCAGGGTTAACTATATGCCTATGCCATCAAGCGGTGACTTCAGGGTTGATGTGGGCAATGATGCACAGAAGTACCTACAAGAACAACTGGAGCGCGTGGCACAAGAGCGTGTAGACAATGCGATGGCGGACATCAAGCGTAGGATAGGTGAGCATATGAAGCGCATGTCTGATCGCTTGACAACCGACTATGTTGCGGGGGAAGCCAAGCAAAGACGTTTCCATGACTCACTTGTGGATGGTGCGCTTGAGTTGTGCGACTTGACCAAGGCTCTTAATGTGACGGGTGACAAAGATCTTGAGGATGCACGACGTGCGCTTGAGTCTGCATTGCTTCACACAGATGCCAACGAGTTGCGTAAGAACGAAGCGGTTCGTCAAGACACCAAGAAAGCAGTTGACGCTATACTTAACAAGTTCTCATTCTGATGTTGTCCCCTCCATTTCCTGAGAAACTTATTCCCGTGGGGAACAAACCTGTTCCCTTTAATCCTGCTAACCATGAGGAAGCTCCATTTTGATTACAACAAGCACAGGTATACGTATCGGTTGCCGATACAATCCGAACACAAACTATAACTCGCCTGATCAGTTTTGGCTTAGAATTCTTCTGTACCAACTTAAATGCGATAATAGAAAATGAGATTTGCATCGGGGTATTCATAGTTGCTAATAGGTAGAAGAGCCTGATAGATGTGGCACTACTTAGACTAAGTCAGTACGCTTCCCCGATGTTAAAAGTTTATGGGCGTACTGAACCTCCTGGTACCACGAACAGAGGGGGCGTGGAATCTATCTTTCCCCCTCACCATTTTTTATAAAGGAGAGAATGTATGAATGAAATATTAGATTTTCTTTTGTTAATAGGTGTACTGAGCGTAGGTGCAATATGGATAACGGCAGTATTTTGTTTTATGCTTGTTCTATGTGGTGGTCATGATGACTGAAACAAGAGAAGTATGAAAATTAGTTTATGGAGGAAACGTGCTATGCCAAGACCGAAGAGTGAATTTACAAACGGCGTTAATGTGGGTTTTCGCATGAGTAAAGAACAAAGAGATATGTTCCAAGCGTTGGGCGGTATTGAGTGGTTGAGAAACTATTTGAACCGCCAGTTGCGACAGGAAGCTATTCAATTAGGTTTAACAAAGGAGAGAGACGATGGAAAAGAAAGCAGATGATTTTCAAATTGGAGGCACTCATTACAAAGAGATGCCTGTGCAACCTTGGACAGTAATGGAAAACGTCCTTACTCGTGCCGAGTTCATTGGGTTTTTGAAGGGCAATATTATTAAATACTCTATGCGTGCGGGGCGCAAAGGTGCGACAGACGAAGATATAAACAAAGCATTTCACTACATTGAAAAACTTAATGAGGTGAATTACTAATGGCGATGACGCCTGAAGCCAAAGTTAAAAAGGCTATCAGAAAGATTCTTGATGAGTACAAGGCGTACTACTCTATGCCAATTGGTAGCGGGTATGGTAACTCGGGCACGCCTGATTTTCTTGTGTGTTACAAGGGTAGGTTTATTGGTATTGAAGCAAAGGCGGGGGAAAACAAACCAACCACATTGCAGTACGATAACTTACACAGAATTCAACAGACGGGGGGAATCCCGTTGGTGATTAATGAACATGGATTATATTTTTTACAGGAGGTTTTAGATGGAATCAAATAACAAATTTAAAGATATCGTGGACAAGATTGTTGGTGACTTGGGTGAAGATGAAAAACAACACTTACAATTTTTACTTCTCAAACTACTAGCGTGTTATGGTAAAGATAGTGCCCTGAGTGCCGTGGTTATTTTCGGTGATGGAGAAGGTGGAGAAATTGCGATTGCTTCGGCGAACGCTACCCATATGTTAGCTACTGAATTAATTGCGATTGCTCACGAACACGTACAAAAACAAACCATGAGCGGTGCGCCTCCTAAAGAAATGTTTAATTAACACAAGGGGACAAGAATGACACAAGACAAAGACATGAATGAGATATTTGAGTCGGCATTTACAAGCGCACTTATTACTGGAATAGGAGTTGTAAAGATAAGCAACACAAACTCAGGTATGGAATGGGAGGCGGTAGCACCTGATAAGTTTTTAGAGCTTTCAGAAGAGCTTAAATGGCGTGATCAGAAGAGGTTCAAAGGGGACAAGAATGATTAAAGATACAGCGGTACAAATACTTTTGGAACACTTTAGTGAGGGTATGGTACGCACTATTGTTGATGCTATTGCTCAAGATGAGCGCGAGGAGTGTGCAAAGGTGTGTGATGCGTATGACAACGGTAGATATTCAAATGCCGCAGATTTGTGCGCTGAATCTATTCGTGCAAGGGGACAAGAATGAATGAATATTGGTTCCAATTAATTGTAAATTTAGCATTGATTGTCGCTATTGTTTTTCTTGTATCGAATGAACATTATTGGTTTGCCTTTCTTTTATGTTTTGGAGTTAAAGTTGTTGGCAAAGATCTTAAAGG